AAAAAGCTGAAAAGTACATGTTAAATTCTCTGTAATCTTATGTCTATACCTGTAATTGGAGTACCTGTTGTTAATAGTACATTCTGGGTTAGTCGTTTACTCATGAGCATCGACTATCCTGTCGATGAAGTATTCATTGTTAATAATAATGGTCGAGGAGAACTTGATGAAGACTTGGATAAACTGGCAAGTATCAAGCATAAGTATGTGAAAAAAGTTAAGGTTGCCCACCTTCCTGGCAATCTTGGAGTTGCTGGATCTTGGAACTTGATTATCAAGTGTTATCTGATGTCCCCCTACTGGATTATCTGCAATGATGACGTATCCTTTGGTCCAGGATTCTTAGAAGAGATGGTGAATACTGTCAATTCTGATGAAATGATCGGAATGGTTCATGGTAACAAAGGTGACTATGGTGTTGGTAGTTGGGATTTATTCCTGATTAGAGAAAATATCATTAGGGCATTTGGTCTTTTTGATGAAAATCTATATCCTGCCTATTGTGAAGATGCTGATATGATTATGCGTTTCATGCATCGACCAATTCGTAAAGTTATGGAATTGAATAGTATGTACTATCATGGGTTTGGTGAGAAGCAAGAGTATTACACCCATGGAAGTCAAACTAAAAAGAATGATCCATCTCTGAAAGAAAAACTTGAAGCATCTAATGCAATGAATATTGATTACCTTACTGAAAAGTGGGGTAAAGATTGGAGGATTTGTGGTCCAACTGAATTGCCATTTGAGGGTAAAGAACAATTTATTTCTGCAACAACATTTGATTTGGATTTTGTTCGTAGTAAGCACCTAGGATTCTAATATGAATCAACTATTAAGTGTTAATCCTGAATATAGAAAATCTCAGAGAGTAATCATTGTTGATAATTTCTATAGAGATCCAGATGCTGTAAGAAAATTTGCTCTAGAGCAAGATTTCTTTGATGATGCTGGATACATTGGCAGGAGAACTCGTAAGCAATTTTTCATTCCTGGAACAAAAGAAGCATTTGAAGATCTTCTTGGACAACCAATTATCAAGTGGGAAGACCATGGAATGAATGGTCGCTTTCAGCATAATTGGTCTGGGGAAAAACTTGTTTATCACTGCGATGACCAGACTTGGGCTGGTATGGTTTATCTAACACCCGATGCTCCACCACAATGTGGAACTACCATGTGGAGGCATAAAGAAACTAAGATTCACCATAATTCTCAAATTGATTGGGCAGCAGGTCAAGGTCTTAAAGTCTTTAATCAAAGAACATTTCTTGATAGAACTCCATATGAACCAGTAGATGTTGCAGGAAATGTCTATAACAGATTAGTTCTTTTTAGTGGTGGAAATATTCACTCAGCATCTGAATATTTTGGAGACTGCCTTCAAAACTGCCGCTTGTGGCACATGTTCTTTTTTGATTAAATACTTATACAAAAATTATAAAGAAATATGAACTTTACAATCTATTCAAAACCAGGTTGTCCATATTGTGACAAAATTAAAAGCGTAATGAAGTTGACAAAGATGACACATGTGGTGTATACTCTTGACAAGGACTTTACCGCAGAGGAATTTTACTCCGAGTTTGGTGAGGGGAGTACATTTCCCCAAATTGTTGTTGATGATAAAAAATTAGGAGGATGTACTGATACAGTTAAGTTTTTACAAGAGCAAAAAATTGTTTGATGGCGGACATAAATAAAGACATCCACATTAATCGTGGAGTTGAATTTATTCTTAATGGAGGAAAAAGAAAGCAACCCAAAGATTTTCATATTATATTCGAGAAGTTGGTTTGCTTTCTGAGACGGGAAGTAACCATCTACTTTGAGTTTTCCATTAAAGTAAGGAAAAAGTAGTAGTTCCCGAGGGAGAAAAACTATGTTAGCAACTAGTTTAGTTTTCGGTTCTTTTTTAACCGTATTATTTTTTATAGTTGGAATAATGGGAGGATGGGTTGCAAGAGAATATATGATGAACTATCGGGAAATTCCACGACCTCACCCCGAAATGTTTGATGGACAAGGAAATCTAATTCCAGATGAGGTGATTGCATTTAACTTTGAGAACTATCATGACTACGAAGACAACGGCGACGAAGAAGACTGAATCAAAATTTACGGTTAAGAAGGAATCTCCTATTCCCGATCTTCCTTCAAATCCATTTATTTTTGAGATTTTAAGTCTTGCATGTAAGCAAAAAAGTACAGCAAAAAAGGTAGAAGTACTTCAAAAGTATTCTCATCCTGCTCTGAAGACTCTTTTTATTTGGAACTTTGATGAGACGGTTGTTTCTATTCTTCCCCCAGGAGATGTACCTTATGCAGGTACTGATGAACAAACTTCATTCAGCGGAACTCTGTCTGGAAAGATTACAGATGCTGTTTCTAAGATGGGTGAGTTGGGAAGTAGTTCTTTAGGTTCTCAGGACCAGGGACGCTCATCAATTCGTAAGGAATATAATAAGTTTTATAATTTTGTAAAGGGTGGTAACGATGGATTGAGTTCTCTTCGTAGAGAAACAATGTTTATTAACATTCTTCAAGGTCTTCATCCTCTTGAAGCAGAAATTGTTATTCTTACTAAGGATAAAAAACTGACAGACAAATACAAACTCACCAGGGAAGTAGTTTCACAAGCTTATCCTGATATTAAGTGGGGAGGTCGTTCGTGAGTCAGGTTCGTGATGTAGTTGAAGAAACCCACAATACGGAAAAGCATATGGACTATTGGACACCAGCAGAAAAAGAAACCTGTAAGTCACGCTATGGTTGTGATATTTTAATTGAAAATGGTTCATATGCTGATGTCTGTACTAAAGAAGCACCGAATGATGCTTACATCGTAAAGTATATTGTTGATGAGGAAATTTGTTTTGATTTAACTAGAGGATCACGAATTCGTTTGTTTGATATGTACTGGGACAAGTTTCGTGAAAATCTAAAGAGTATTGACTTTGGGTATGGAAGAATCAATCCAAAGTTATGGGGTTATCAAGCACCCAAAACCAAAAAGCGAAAGTGATTTTCTTTTTGGGGTAAAAAATTTCCGCCAAAATTTTTCTTGCGCGAAGGTTTTCATAAATCTTCACGCCTTTTAGTATAATAGAGATACATTTTTGTATCTATTGTTACTATTTCAAAATAAAACTTGACTATATAGTGTGAATAGGGGTATAATAATCCCCTAACGTTCATCCTATGACTAAAGCACTTTTGCTTTTAGCATGGGTTCCACTTCTTTCTATTTCTACGCCTCAACTTGCCAAATCTAATCAAGTGACAATAAGTTGCGACGCAGCGTGGGAACTAATGGACATCGTTAAAAACGACGATGTAGTAGACCAAAGAAAAGAAGACCGATTGCTATCAGAACTCCGAAAGGACGTTATAAGACTTAAGTGCTAAACTGAATAGGACGGAAGTAAGCCGACTCGGAACGGATCGTTCATCTATGGAAACAATTCTCTGGACTTGCATTGAGGCTCAAAGACTTATTAGTAATGTAAAACTAAAAATGGATGAGCCTGCAAGATCTGAACTTATTCAGATCTTTAAAGAAGGATCTCCAAGAACTTGTAAATTCATAGACGCAAAAGCCGACTGAAGGAACGCTCTTTAGCCTCAAAATTAAGGAGAAAACCTAATGTCTAAAGTCGTATATCGTGGTGTCGAATATGATACCGCAGAACGTCCAAATCAAACGTTTAAAATTGAACCCCACGTAGAAATTTATCGTGGTACTATGTTTTACGTTGATGAAAATGGAAACAAACTCTCTATGTCTAAAACTAAGGGAGGTGCAAAATGAACACTTACTTCGTTCGCTATCTCAAACTCAAAGCAAAAAAGGAAAAACTCCTTCATAACGCACAACTGAATATGGCGAAGCAACCACAAGTTGCTTGAAGTAAAGGAGGGTTGATTCCCTCCTTTTTTTATGTTAAAATATTGAAAGAGAATAGTATCTTATGGATAAAGACAAACTAAAACTTATTGTCCGTAATCTAGAACTCTTGGTTGATTCTCTGAAAGCAGAAGTTTATTCTGATGTATCTGCATATTCTTATACAAATCCAGAAGTCAGAAAAAGACCAATGTTAGATTACGACGAAATTTTTGAGGATTCTGATTTAGATGACTAATAGGGCAAGAAAAATGATGAAATTGCTCCGTAGATTGATTAAACAAGAGCATTTATATTCTGCTGAGCAATTGATTGAAATGAAATCACAATTAAGGATTCTGGAAGAAGAACTTTCAGAACTCGAAGCAAAAACATCAAAAGGATTTGGAAAGAAATGACAGTAAAACTCATTAGCGTGACCCCAGATGCAGAAAAAACAATGGCATATGTTGCTAGAGTTAGCAACCCTGCGAATCAAGACAACGAAAACTATGCCAAGTTGCTTGCTTATTGCATTAAGCATAATCATTGGTCTGTTTTTGAGCAGTCTTTTATGACTCTTGAGATCGAAACAAATCGTGGTATCGCAGCTCAAATTTTGAGGCACCGTTCTTTCACATATCAAGAATTTTCGCAGCGTTATGCAGATTCTTCTTTGTTGAGCGATTATATTCCTGTACCTGAACTTCGTCGTCAAGATACCAAGAATCGTCAGAACTCTATTGACGACATTTCTGAGTATGAGAAACTGACTCTACAGAGTAAGATTCAAGACCATTTTGCACACTCTATGCAACTCTATAAGGAACTTCTTGCTCATGGAGTAGCAAAGGAGTGTGCAAGGTTTGTACTGCCCTTAGCGACGCCTACACGCATTTATATGTCGGGATCATGCAGGTCATGGATTCATTATATCAATCTTCGTTCTGCAAATGGAACTCAGAAAGAACACATGGATATTGCTCTTGAGTGTAAGAAAATATTTACCGAACAATTTCCATCAGTCTCAGAAGCGTTAGAGTGGAATAAATAATTTTACTCTTAAATGTTCAAAGATGTCTGTCAAATATTCTTGGAAAATTCATGCATTGAATTATAATACTGCAGGATTATCTGGTGCAGTTAGTTCTGTAGAATGGATTTACACTGCTACAGAAAAAGTGAATGAAACTACTTTTACTGCTGATGAAAGAGGTACTCTAGAATTGCCTTCAGCTGCTGAAGATGATTTTACTGAGTATTCTGATTTAACTGAGGAACAAATTATTTCTTGGGTTGAGACTTTAATTGGGGAAGAAGAGATTGCGAATAAGCAATTCAGATTATCTTCTATAATTGATGCTCAAAAATCAGCATCAACAACCGAAAAGTATGATACTTTACCTTGGGAATCTCAAGAAGTTGTTGATGTGGAAACAGTAGAAGAGTAAAACTTTCATTCTAAATAAATTATCTTGATTTCGTAACTTTATGGCGACTTATCCTGTTATTAACAAAACCACTGGCGAACAGAAAGAAGTGGAAATGAGTATCCACGCCTGGGACCAGTGGAAAAAAGATAATCCAGATTGGGACAGAGATTGGTCTGACCCATCAACTTGTCCTGGCGCTGGAGAAGTTGGTGAGTGGAGGGACAAACTTATCAATCGCAATCCTGGATGGAATGATGTGCTTGCAAAAGCAGCAAAAGCTCCTGGTTCTACTGTAAAGAAACTCTAATGGCAAGAAGAAAAAGAGGCAATGACATCCAACCTATTGGTGTTGGTTTGACTGCAAAGCAAATGAAGAGGAGAAAGCCTCTAAGTTCTGATTACTTGGTCGATATTGAACCAATTACAGATAATCAGAAAAAGTTTTTTGATTCCTATCAAGATGAAAAGCATTTAGTTGCTTATGGATGTGCTGGAACTGGTAAAACTTTTATTACTCTTTATAATGCTTTAATGGATGTTCTTGATGAAAGAACCCCTTATGAAAAAGTTTATATCGTTCGTTCTCTTGTAGCAACTCGTGAGATTGGATTCCTTCCTGGATCTCATGAAGATAAAGCAGACATTTACCAGATTCCTTATAAGAATATGGTGAAGTATATGTTCCAGATGCCTTCTGATGCTGACTTTGAAATGCTCTATGGCAATTTGAAGTCACAAGAAACTATTAAGTTCTGGAGCACTTCATTCCTCCGTGGAACAACTCTTGATAATGCTATCGTCATTGTTGATGAATTCCAAAATCTAAACTTCCACGAACTCGATTCTATTATTACTCGTGTGGGTGAAAATACCAAAATTTGTTTCTGTGGTGATGCTACTCAATCAGACTTGCAAAAAACAAATGAACGTAATGGTATTGTAGATTTTATGAACATCTTGCGTAAAATGCCTTCTTTTGATATAATTGAATTTGGTGTAGAAGATATTGTTCGTTCTGGACTTGTTAAAGAATACATCATCGCAAAAATGGAAGCAGGTATGTAATGTTCAAACATGTTGATGTGACGCTCCCTGAACTTGAAAGGGAGACTATAGATGGTGTTCGTTATTATAAAGTTCCTGACGAAGAAGAACTTGTACGACTGGTCTCCATCACTTCGGTGACCAGTCATTTTAATAAAGAAATCTTTATTAAGTGGCGTAAAAAAGTTGGTGAAGAAGAAGCAGAGCGTGTCACAAAAGCGGCAACAAGTCGTGGAACTGATATGCACCTTCTTGTGGAACATCATCTCAAAAATGAAGAACTACCAGAAGTTCAACCAATCTCTGATTTTCTTTTTAAGATTGCAAAAACTGATTTAAATCGTATAAATAATATTTACGCCCTTGAAGGGTCCCTATATAGTAAGCAACTAGGCATTGCTGGGACAGTTGATTGTATTGCCGAATATGACGGCGAGTTAGCGATAATCGACTTTAAGACTTCTAAAAAACCAAAACCACGCGAGTGGATTGAACATTATTTTGTTCAGTGTATGGCATATGGTTGTATGCTCTACGAACTGACTGGTATTTCAGTCAAAAAACTTGTAATCATTATGGCTTGTGAAAATGGAGAATGCGTCGTCTATGAAGAACGAGACAAATCAAAATACATCAAACTTCTCACAGAATACATTAGAAAGTTTGTTAGAGATAAACTGGAACTCTATGGAACCAAATAAAGAATTAGAACAGGCAATAGAAAGTAAATTTTTAACCCCTTCCAAGTTTGCTCTTGAGATTGAGAAAATTGTTGCTGAAGAAAATCTGAATTATATT